AGGTCCCCTCAGACCAAATAGAGTTCGGCCGCACTGTCGTCCAATGGATGTTCGGTATCGGCGGCGCATCAGCGCTAGTGACCGGAGTGTCCCAGGTATGGGCGAAGAGAGCGTAATGGAAACCGCGACTACTGCAGGGGCTGGTGTCGCAATGACGTCCCCGCTCTGGCTCCAGACGGTCAACCCATACGTCCAATTCGTTGTGGCTGTTATGGGCGGCGTCTGGATCGCCGTGCAGCTCTACTACAAAATCAAGAACGAAAGAAACAAGTGACCCAGAAGAAGATTTCTGAAGGCTTTACCGCAGGTCAGGTGACCGTGGGCGCCACCGCCACACTGATCGTCCCGGCGGGCGCTGGCCGAGAGACCGTGACCATCGTGAACAACGCGGCTGTCGACGTGTTCCTGGGCCCTGCAGGCGTGACCATCACGACCGGAGTGCTGCTCGCAGGCGTCAAGGGCCAGACCCTCTCCCTGCCGACCACCAACGCCATCTATGGCGTGGTCGCTACCGCCACCTCCCCTGTCTCCTACATAGATTGCAACTAATGTCTATTGACCTCTCCAAACTTACCGATGCGGTCGCCAAGGTCGCTGACCTCGCGAAGTCCCATGCCAGCATCACTGCCCTCGTTAACGACGCGCATGCTGCTCGCGATTTCGCCGTCAATGCTCTGGCTCATGCCCAGAAGGAAGTTGACGACCTCGTTGCCAAGCTCCTCGACGCCACGCATACCACTGCGGAGGCCGTAGGTATCGCTGCTGTTGCTGCCGCTCTGGCCCCTGAGGCTCCTGTGGTTGCTTCGGTGGCTCCTGTGGAAGCCCCTGAGGCTCCTGTGGTTGCTCCGGTAGCTCCTGTGGCTCCTGAGGCGCCAGCTGCTCCCGCCTTTGACGCGGCTGCGATCAACTAAACCAAAAACCCCCAAGGTCCCATTACGGGCTCCCTTGGGGGTTTTTTTCGTTAGAGGATCACTATAGCAGCCGCGACGACCACGCAGGATAATGCCAGTATCATCATGAACAAAAGCAGCAGCATCAGCTGTGCTTTCGGTCTCGTAGGTCGTTCATGATGTCGTCATTGTGGTCTCGTAGGTTGTTCATGATGTCGTCAATTGGCATCCCCTGCAGGTCGTGCAGGAACTCCACGTTGGCGAGTATCATCCTAGAGGCCCACATGAGCGGGATCACCATTAGGGCCCTAACCTGCTCGTCGTTGATTTCTAAATCTTCGTCCATCTTCGTTTCCTTAACATGTTAGGTTACGGAGACGGATATAGGCAGTGTGCTGTCAATCCACAGACAAAGGTTCGTGAGCTAACTGGATCGTAATGCTCTTCAGTGTCACCCTACGCATCGTATACGGGCTCGCACACTAACAGCGTGCCGCTGCCTCCGCATTCAGGACATGAGCCGTCGTCGCACCAGCTGCACGGGTCTCCATAATCTCCGCAACAGGGACACACGCCGTCTCCTCCGCAGTAGTCGCAGTCTTCAAGCATCGGTCTTCCTCTACTATCAGAGCAGCTTGTGTTTCGGTTCGTCGTTCACGTTCAAGCGCTCCACGCAGGCGTAGGTGAACTCCAGAGCGTCCAGCACCTCACCAACCGTGACGTCGTTGGCCTCGCTGTACTCCTCGATCACCTCGCCCAGCCGTTCGGAAAGGCCTGTGGGGCCCACTGGGGTCACTTACGCTTGCCCTTCGGCGCAGGCTTCGGCTCGTCCTGAGGCTCCATGGCTTCCAACTGCTTCTCCATACGGGCATTCAGCAGGTCAGCACGTAGCTCGGTCAGAACCTCCTCAATACGCAGCAGCGCGTCGAGCGTCTGTTCAGGCAGGGAGCGGATGTGGTTGGCAACCTGAGGGCGCGCGCGGTCACTCAGGGATGCCGAGGTCTCATCAACGTGGTCGAGTGCAACGTCAAACATAGAACAGGTCCTCATAGAACTCTTGGTGTGCCTGCATCAGCTTGAGCAGGTAGACGTACGGAAGCCACATGGACGCCTCCAGCATGAATAGGTAGCTCTCGTGCTCGTTCATAAGTCCTTGCTCCAGTAGATGGTGTGATTGAAGCCCCACGGCTCCGGTGGGTGATAGGTGAGGTAGCCACACGCGATCAGATTGTTCGCGGACGGTGGGTTGTCTGAGGTATCTGTGACGATGGTCTTGAAGCCGAGGCGTCGAGCCTTGGCCTCCATCGCGCGCATCAGGCGCCTCTGGAGACCGCGCCCTTTGTGTCTGTCGACGACGCCTACACGCTGGAAGTAGGCGATTGATTTAGGGCTACCGTAGGACGGTACCATCCCGAGGAAGCCTGCGATGTCCCGGCTCTCCTCCACATCGAACGCAATCCACCACCAGCCCTCTTCGGGGTTGATCTGGGGCGCGGTGTCTCCGAAAGTTTCGTCGTGAAGCTCTCGGATCAGTTCGGCCATGTCGTCGTCTGAACCATCTACCTCGCGGATGCGATAGGTCAGATCACAGTCTCCGTCACGTCCTCGGGTGTTGCGAAACGCCAGCGCATCTCCCAGCCACGCACGCCGCTCACCTCGGTGTAGACGGCCTCCTCCACCTCAAGCACCAGCGCCCCTTGCCAGCCCATACGATCGGACATGCTGCGATAGCGCCGCCTTCCGGTCAGCTGGGGCGTGTTGAGGTCCTTGGTGCCCCCAGGCATTACAATTTGATATTCGCTCACGTATTCTCCACTGCTCTGTTGAGCGCATCGATCAGGTCGTAAGCCTGACCAAACGTCAGCTCCAAAACGTCCGCTGTGCTGCGGTTCTCGTAGTGCTGCCGGATGATTACGGTCTCATCGGCCTTCCTCCCATCACGCGACCACCACACCTCAACAGCGGGGCACCCGGGGCGCACATGGCCTCCGGGCGTCCTCACTGCCTTGGCTTCGGGAATGATGTAGGTGGTGCCGTAGGCGTCCTTACTGCTGTGGCAGGGCACGCTTGGCCTTCAGTATCTCGTGCAGATAGCCCTGCACATTGAACAGCAGGGCGCACAGCTCGGCCTCGATGTCATCCTCGTCCCACTGGCGGTGCGTATTCCACACGGCAAAGAAGTGCCGCCACATGCTGCTCATGTAGACGTCCGTGGGGATGCCCTTCTGCCAGTTGTCGCTCGCACGCATGGTGCCATCGGGCATCTTGCGGGCCGCATGCATGTGCTCGGCGTAACGCTTGAGCACGAGAGGCGAGAGGAAACCTTCGTAGTCCAGCTTGTCGCCCTCTGCGTCCCGGGTGGCCCCTGTGGCGAACGCTCTTACCAATTCACTCATGTGTCCATTTCCATAGGTTTCTCGCATGAATAATCAGCATCGCGCCGTTCACAGGGAGCAGCCCCCAAAGCGAACCGTCGATCATGATGATCCACCACGGGACCTGCGCCAGTATCCCGGCAACAGGCCCCAGTTTCGATTTGTTTCCGTAGAGGTACATGCCAACGATGGTGAGGCCGCTGGCGAGCAGTTGGGTGATGAGGGCCATCATGCGGCTATTTCTCGCATACGGGTCTCAAATAGCCCTCGGTGTTGCGGGTAGTCTTCTTCGAACTTCCGCGCGTACGATGCTGTGTAAGCCGAGTTGACCTTGAAGCGGTCCCCCACGGTGCTCACAGCGGTCTCGTAGCGGATGCGGTAGAAGATCATGTTGGCTGAGGTGTGCTTCCGTCCGGCGTTGATCACCTCAAACGTGAAGCGCTTGAATAGTTCCCACACTTCAGGGTTCTCGGCGTCGTAGGTCTTGAACTTCTCGGCCCACTTCAGGCCTGGGGCTTCCACAGTATCGGCTCCTTGGTTTCTTGGTCCCAGTCTTCCCAGCGCAGGATGCGCGCCAGCCTTGCCTGCACGAGTGCGTCAGCCTCGGTGAGGCCGGCCTTCTCGTAGGCCTTCACCACAGCAGCCCACATGAGACCACTGTACTCAGCGTTGGTGTACGTGTGCTCCATGCCCTCGGGCTTCGCCACGTAGAGCAGCTTCTCGGCCTTCACCTTGCCGATACCCGGGCAACCCCTGTATCCGTCCGAGGTGTCACCAACGAGCGTCTGGAACATGTGCCAGTAGTCGGCTTCTTGCTCGCTGATGTGCAGAAGGTCCTTCCCGATCCACACGGTGGTCGGGATGGTCTTCATGTCCTTGTCTTGGCTGACGATGATCTTCTGCGATTTGGTGGGCTGCGTTGAGAGCAGGCCCATCACGTCGTCGGCTTCAAGGTAGGGGAAATCCTTCCACTTGAAGTTCTCTTCGACCTTCCCACGCATCGTCTTGTAGCAGAGGGGCTTGCGGCTCTCGGCACGATTGTTCTTGTACGTCGGGTCGACGGAGTAGCGGAAGTTAGTGCGGGGTTCGTTGGAGAAGCACACCACACAGTCCTTGGTCTCAAACCTATCGAAGATGCGTTCAAACATCTCCGACAGGGTCTTCCATGCCTTGTTCGCGTTGGAGAACAGCACGTGGTTCTGATCGTCCCACATCACCTCCTCCTCGACGGCGGCGCAGGCCTTGAAGATGAACTCGTCTCCGTCAATGAGCAGCAGCTTCTTCAAAACAGAAGCTCCTGTACGGCCCATGCTGCCACCAGCATTGCCGCGAAGAGGGCGACCATCAGAAGGCCGCCCCCGTGTACTCCTACGTTCACCAAAGTACTCCTGTGATCTGCTCGGCTATGTGGCGGGCTCCTGTGCGGCTCGTTACGATTTCCACGAGTAGCTGGTCGTCCCGATAGATGCGGATGAACACCTTGTCGTTCACGCGTTCGGCTGAGACGCTGAATGGACCGCCGCTGTAAGTGTAGGGCTCCATCAGTTGAAGTAGTCGAAGTCGTATTGCTCGTCACCGCTGTCGGTCACGAGGTCCTCGTCGTACTGCACCGGGGTGTAGTCGGACGGATCGAAGTCGTACTCACCATTGAACGCGAACTGATCCTTCTTTGCGATGATCTGCTCGACGGTCTCGTCAGCAATCGCAGGACGGGCCCGCGCATCCTGCACGCCTGCCAGATAACCTTCGTCGTACCCCTCGTTGATGCCTTCCAAGTATCCGTTCGCCCACGCGGTGTTGGCCTCCACGGTAGCATCACGGACACCAGCGTCGTGTTGGTCGGGGTAGCGCTCCTCGGCCTGCGCCTGACCCATCATGAACCCGTTGTCGAACGCGGCGTCGATGCGCTTCTCAACCTTCTCCTCGGCGTCAATCTCAGCCAGCTCCTTGGTGTACGACTTGCCCAGCTCGTAGCCGTCAAGGTGGCCTTCGTTGTACGCAGCCTGCATTGCGGCTTCGATGGCCTTGTAGGTCACGGCGACAGCCTCGGTTGCCTGCTGGCCCAGCATGAGGTCAACAGTGCGCTTGAGGGCATCGATGTTCATGGTCTGGAATTGCATTAGTCTTCCTTCTCGTTGAGCCATGTGAGGCCCTTGCTTGTGATATGCCACGTCTTGGCGAAGCGCTGGGCCCCCACCTTGGTCGTGATCAGTTGGAGTGATGCAGCCATCGCGATGATGTCCGCTTCCTTCCGCGCGTAGTCGGATTTGACCCGCACGTGCTCGCGCCAGCATTCCTTGAGGGTGTGCCTCAGGCGTGCCAGCGGGTCTTCGTTAGTGGGTGTCCGCCCAGTTGCTGCCGACCGAGTACCCGCTGTCGAGGCAGACCCGGAAGCCGTACGGGATGCCCGCTGCTTGGGCCGTTTTGACGATGATGTGACCGATTTCTTCTTCAAGTCCCTGCCTCACGCACAGCTGAATTTCGTCATGCACGAACAGAACGAAGACGAAGTCTCCATCCCAGCCGAGCTTGAACCGACTGCTGCACTCTTCGAACGCGTCCGCTACCCAGCGCTTACACAAAACTGCGCCGGATGACTGGATCAGGTAGTTCAACGCGGCATGGGCTGACCGGGTCGGGATGCGTCTGCCGTCCAAACCGGGGACGTAGTTGCGCTTCTCAACCTGCATCTCGATGCGTTTCTGGAGGTCACCGAAACCGTCGATGCCCTTGGCGAAGTTGTTGCGGACCTTGCGGCCAACGTTGGTTATCTGACCTTCACTCGGGGTGTCGGATTTGAAGAACTCGCGACACAACGCGGCCCCTTCGTCCCCACAGGTACGCTTGGCGTTCAAGCAGCACTCCAGAACAATCTGGCCAGCCTTGAGGGCTCCTGCGCCGTAGATCACGGCATAGGCAAAACGTTTGGCTCCGTCCTCACGGACTACGGTGTGGAGTTGGTTGTGCTTGTCTCGTTCGCCCGCAGTAGATAATCCCATAGCGACAACTGTTGCCCAATGGGGATCGCCCTCAAGCACCGCGCGTGCATACTTGCCTCCGTCGAGCGGGTGGAGGTAGTGGGCGAGGCCCCGCAGCTCCAATCCCTGCTGGTCTGCTCCAAGGAAGCTCCAACCGGGTGGAGCGTAGAACAGTCGTCTGAAGTCTGTGCCATAGGGTTTCTTTGCTGACGGGACTTGCCCGAGGTTCGGTAAGAAGTGTGAGCAGCGTCCGGTGATCGTTCCACCTGGATTGACCACACCGTGGATACGACCATCATCCTTCACGGAGGACATCAGTGAGTTGTCGGTCCCGCAGAGTTGCGACAGTCGCTTTTCCAGCATCATGTACTCGCCCAGCCCCTCCATATCGGGATAGCGGGCGACGATGCTCTCTACGGTCTCTTCATCAATCTGCGGCTTGCCGCCATTGGTGAACTTCTCTGGCTTCCATCCCTGCAGTTGCAGCACCCTTGCGATGTGATCACGTGATGCCGGATTGAACTCCACCTGCTTGATCTTGGTGGACTGGTAGCCCTTGAAGTGCTTCTTGACCTTGACCTTGAGCACGCCCTTCTTGTCGTACACAGGCTGGCCGTCCTTAGTGACAGGCACCTCGGTAGCCCACTCGTCACCCCAGTAGCCCACCTCAGCATTGACTTTCTTGGGGACGAACAGTGCCTTTGTCGGATCAGGGCTGATGGGCTGATACCAGAAGCCGAAGGTTTCCTTTAGTGCCTTCTCAAGTTCGAACTTACGTTGCGTCAGGACTGCCTGCAGCTCGCCCGCAGCCCGCAAGTCAAAAGGGACGCCGCTCTCCTCGATGCTGCTGCACACCACGGCAACCCGGTGCTCAAGCTCCAGAGGGGCCTGCGGGTAGTCGTCAGGGTGCATGTGTTTCCACAGGTCGAAGTTGGTATTGCAGTCCTGCATCATGTAGTCCTGCATGGCAGGCGTCCACGTGCCCCACACGTAGTCCGCGATGCCCTTGGGGCTCTCGATGCCCTTCTCTCGGGCTTCTGCTTCCCGCAGGGCCGCGTAGTCACCCTTGGGATTGCCAAGACGGTGGCCCCACGCTGCGATGCTGTGCTTGCCTCGGTACTTCGGGTCGAGCTTGCCTTTCTCGATCAGCTCGCCGTCAGTCGCCTTGATGTTGGAGTACATGGTGCGTGAGATGACCATGGTGTCGCTGACCTTGATGCTATGCTTGGGCATCCATTTGGCGAGCTTCCGTAGCAGCGGGAGGTCGTGCCGTTGGATGTTGTGCCCAATTAGCTCGTCGGCCTGCGCAAGGTAGTCCAGAGCTTCGCCAATCTTGTCGGGGCCGTAGTCCTTCGCTTCGCCTGTGTCGACGTCGATGATCCCAATGCAGTGTATCTTGGTGGCGTTGGCTACGAAGCCATCGCTTTCGGTGTCGAATAGAAGTCTTAGAATGTCACTTCCTTTCCTGTGCTCTTTTCGGTCAGGATTAGCCTGACTAGGGGCTCTGGCTTTGGCCATTTGTGTCGCGCTTGGCAGACGCCCCGTACGGGGTCCTTACCTTCAACGGTGGCCCCACATACGCAGGGTAACCCGCTCTCCTCTGGAGGAGCTTCGCAGTAGTCCGGTCTCAAAACGAAATGTCTCCTTTCTCGTCAGTAGTGTGCGGATCGAAAGCGCCAGCCTCGTCAAACGGCGTAGCGAGCACGTAGCAGCCCTTCTCGCTGTCCCACGCCAGCGTATCGGCCTCTCCTGTGTCGCCTGTGATGCGGCACTTGAGGACCCGCATGAGAGCGAGGTGCTTCTTCTTCTCGTCCTGCTGGTTGCGCTCCATGGCGACAGCGTTGTGCGAGAGCTGCTCGATTGCAGCACTTCCCCGGAAGTCGTTCAGGCTGACCTGACCGCCCTCGTTAAACGAGGTGCCCTGCTTGCGCTTGAGGTGGACAATTGCCACGACGCCTACGCCTGTCTCCTTCGTGAAGGTGGCAAGCGCGGTCATCAGGACGTCGATGTCACGTCTCTCGTCGTTCGTCTCGTTTCCCGAGTGAACTATGCTGATGTGATCAAGCACAATGAAATCGCACCCGCTCGCGGCCATGAAGTGCATCATGGTCAGGAGGCGGCTGCTCGCGAGCGAACCGAAGTGGTCGTAGAACAGCATGTTGTCCCACACCACCGCAGCCAACGCGGCGTCCCATTGGTCATCAGGGATGATCGTGGGGTCCGCGATGATGTTCTTGAGGGGCACTCCGAGATGAATGCCTACGTAGGCGCCCACCGTGGTATCGTTGGGCTCCTCCAGGTAGATGTTGCCAATTTTCAGGCCGTGCTCGGTTCGCATGTGGTACGCGATGTGCCGAGCCAGCGTGGACTTACCGATACCTGATCCCGCCGTGAGCGTGGTTATCTCGCCCTTCCGCAGGCCCATGAGCTTCGCGTTGAGCTGGGGATACGGCAGTTCGTAGCCGGCGCTCCGCTTCTTCTTGAGGCGTTCCTTGGTGAACTCGCGTCCCTCACGGATACCCTCAGGCCTGAACGGAGTGGCGTCCCAGTAGGCGCGAATGATTGGCCCCGGGCCGTCCTTCATCAAGGTCTCGTTGGCGTCCTTGTGGGGAACGGTCATGATCTTGACCTTGCCTACAGGGAGCAGCTCGCACGCTTCCTTGACCGCCTGCTGCCCCGGCTCGTCGTTGTCGAAGCACAGGATGATGTGATCGAACCTGCATAGCTTCTCGTAGTCGGTCAGGATGGCTTTCTTGACTGAGCCTGAGCCGTTAGAGAGCGAGCCTGTCGCGTACTTGTTGTCGAAGGCCTGACTGACGGACATCCGGTCAATCTCGCCCTCGGTGATCACCACAGACTTCCCGCTGGCGGGCCACGACCAAGAGCCCACGATGCCTTGGTACTTGCTGCCGCCGAGCCACCTGAAGTTCTTCTTGCGGTCTCGCGTCTTCTGATCGATCAGCCTGCCGTTGTCGTCCTTGAACAGCTGGATGTGTATTTTATTGCCGTACTGGTCCTCACCCTGCTGGTAGTCGCATTTCTTACACGTGGCTTCTGTGATCCCGCGTGCCGGCAGGTCGGCGTAGTGGCCCTTGATGGGCGTCCATTGCTTCTCGTCGTCTTCGTCTATGGTCTCGCTCACGGTCTGACCGTCACCTCTGATGTTGTGCTTGCAGGAGAAGCAGTGAAAGCTGTTGTCGGCGTACCGTGCCCCAGCGCGGGGTGATCCACACGAGGGGCACGGTTCATGGTGTAGGAACTCAGACAACCAGCGTGTACGAGGCGTACTTGCCGCCCACCTCGTCCTCACACATCTCGGTATGGATGTCGTAGCCGGCGCGGCGCAGCTTGAGGATCACGTCGGACAGACGGGACACGTGGTAGACGCCCATAGCCTTCATGGCAGTTATGTTCTTGCCCGCCTTCAGGTGCGAGAGAATTTTCCGGCTCTGCGGGCCAAGGCTAAGGTCGGTAACGAAGTTCGGAGTGCCGATAGTAAACGTGTCCGTCATCCATTGTCCTTTGGTACAGGTTGTCTAAAACGGTGATGTGTAGTAATGCGGGAGAGCTGCGTTGTTCCTTTCGCAGCGCGGTGGCGGTCGTAGGCCAAAGAAGCCAAGCCCCCTTCCCACGGTCACGCGACCGCCGCCCCAGCTACTTCTTCTTGTGCTGCTTGATTTCTTTGATCCACTCGTCGGGCACGATGCCCTTGTCGGACCACAGGAACCCATGGTCCGTCGCCCACTTGCCCTGTGACGTTGGGCTCTTGGGGTAGATTGGTGATGATGCGCGTTCAAAGACGAGCCTGATGTCCAGCTCGGGATGTTGCTCCTTGAGCAGGATCAGCTTCTGTCGTTCCTTGGCGC